CGACTTCCTTGGCGAAACTATCGCCACGATTAAGGGCAGCGTCAAGTCTTTCTACGTTGCCTGCAACTACGTCAAATTCAAGTTCAAGGTCAACGATAACTTCTGCAAGGCTCTTTTTCGGAGCCTGGTTCTTCACAGTCTTTTTAGCCATTTCGTGCCTCCCGATTAAACCTTGGATGTTCCTTCTACGCCACGCTTCACACGGGAGTTAGTTCTTTTACGCAACCACATAAGGGCTTCTTCAATCTTCGTAATAGCACAGGCGTTTTCCCTGCACTTGTATTCCGAGTTTTGGAAATGTTCAAGACGGACGAGAACCATACCGAGCAAATCTTCGTTTGCAACGCCGTTCACGCCGTTTTCCTTAATCGGTCCTTCTTGGAAATCCACAATACCGACAACTCGGTTCTGTCCCTTGTGTTCGCCATCGGTATCGGGGTGTGCCACAATGACCTTAAAGTGATGCGGGGCGTTGAACTTGAACGACTGTTCGTGAATAACCATAGTGTAGTTCTGCGTGAGCAAATCGTGTTCCAGGACAACATAGCCCTGGTCCTGCTGCTTCGGAGCAGCATTCGCCTGGGAAGGCACCATCTTCGCCAAAATCTTCGGAGCGGTCTTCTTCGGAGCGTCAGCCTTAACTTCCTTCTTCGGAGCAGCCTTCACGTCCTTCTTCGGGGCGACAGCCTTTGCCTTCGGAGCGACTTTTGTTTCAGTTTTCGGAGCAGCCTTTTTAGTAGCCATTTTAATTTTCCTTTGCTGTGACACACAGCGGTTAATTTAGATGTAATTAAAATCCTTCTCTTTGTGCCCAAGATGCTATGAGTAAGCCATCGGCATCTTTATGCTTACGAATAATACTTTCCTGGCCGGGGAATAAACGCAAACCTATATCCATAGACGCTTTTTTTAATTCAGCAGAACCTTGAACACCCTTGGGGAGCAATACACGCTGCCACTGCTTACTATCGCAATACATACGAGGCAAACCCAAGTCTTCAACAACACAAAGCGTTGCTTCAAGAGAGCGTGCTGCCGATATAGACGTTGCAAACTGACCCGGATTGATACGGGGGCGTTCCATAATAACAAGAATGTCATCGGGAACCATACCCGCCATAAGGTCAATAATCGTCTGTTTAAGAACAGCGTGATTTATACGAGAAATTTCCTGTTTCTTCTTTGTATAAGATTGTTCCTTAAATATCGGAGTCAATATCATCTTTGGAGAAACACCTTCCCCAACCCAACCGATAGACCCGCTTGTACCGTTATCAATCCCAATGTAAAGTTTATGAGCCACCTATAACGTCTCCTATAAAGAACTATCTAACTTAAATAACCCCGATTTAACCGAATTGTATAAATCCAATGTTCGTTGCTCCTTGGGTATTTTCCTAAACAATTTAGCATCTTCTTTAAGAAGCCACCTGCGTCTATTATCCGATAAAGTAACTTTACCAAAATGCAACTTATGCCTTAAATCCTGCTTACGACTACTCTTTAATGCGGATTCTCTACCCGATAAAGTTTTTCGGTAAACAATGTTTTGTCTATGTTTCCATTCCTTAAAATCTTGCCATTTATGAACGCCTATTCTAATTTGACAAGAATCGGCTTGTTTAGTATTTCGCATATTCTCTTTATGAGAACATACCCGCAAATTACTTAAATCATTATTTGACACATCCCTATCCAAATGGTCCACTTCCATCCCATTTGGGATAAGTCCTATAAATGTTTCAACAACTAAACGATGGACTAAATACAACTTTTTATTCACGCTTACCATAAGATACCCGTGAGAACGAGGATGCCCGTAAGTCCATCTAGACACACTATCCCAACGACCCTTTACAAATACTTGTCCATTACTACGGACAGGGATATTTAATAGCGGATGTAATTTCTCAAGTATCTCCATATGATTATCCAATAAACTTAACCTAATGCCTCCTCAATACGATTATAAACTTCACGCTCGGCAATCACATCACCTGCACAATACTTACCGATTTCATCTACCCTGCCCGCTCGGAAAAGAGCAGGAACTTCGGAACCACAGGTAGAATCCTTCGGGTCGTCAATGTTGAGCAGCAAGCAGGCAGAGCGGAGCGACATAGAGGCACCGCCACCGAAACGCATAAGTTCCATCGTGTCAATATGCGGAATATCCCACGGCTTCAACCCGCCAACATTCAATGCCTTCGGCACTCGCATCTGATGTGCCATAAATCGCTTTGCCAAGAAGGGAATATCAAAACCCTTAATGTTGTGACCGACAAGAATCACATTGTCGCTATCAAGGAACGATTCAAGAGTTTCAAGCATTTCTGCTTCTTCTTCAACGCTCCCGGCGGTCTTTACAATCGGCGGGTCGTCCGTGAGTGCGTTGGCGTAGGCGACGGCACAGACCATACCGAACTCTGCGTGTAGTGCTGCCATATCTTCCAACTCCTGTCCTTCCTTGCCCGGATATTTGGTAGCAGCCCAAATCGGGTAGAAGGTGTCCATAATGCCGGGGCGTGGAGTAGTTTCAATGTCAATAACAAATTTTCTAGCCATTTTTAATACCGCTTACTTATGATATAGCAACATACTCTCACGAATAATCTCAAACGGAGTCTTCTGCGGGTTCTGCAAGTTCTTGGGCATTCGGCTTACCACGAGGAATTATTGTAATCTTGTTATTTTTCCGCTTTTCATTGAAAGCACAAAAATCGGAGAAACGAGGCTTCGCTTCACGGGGGATTCCCAACTTTTCCTTATGCTGTCGGATGGATTCCCAAGAGCGGTTAGGAACTATCTTACCGTCTAACAGAATAGCGTCTTCTGCTTCTGTCCACCACCAATTACAGGTGTTCTTGCGAAGTTCCTTCCACGGGATATTATGCTTGTGTGCGTACGATGCAGCCTGCAAATAAGTTCTCCCTTCGGGAACATTACCCTTCTTCACTTCTAGGATTTCGGTATCAAGCCACCGTCTTTTGGGCACATTTCTTGACATAGAGCCACCAATTCCTTTGTTCCCACCTTGTCTATGGGAAACAGTCTATTGTGGCTGTCCACAGGTGAATATAATAAAATATCACAAGAAATGCAATAGATTATCTGTTATTTTTCGTCTTTTTTAGGGGTAAGGTATTCGGCATCGGGGTTTTTCTGTCTAAAATCCCGAAGCATATAGGTCATAGATTCGCTACTGTCGGCATCCGTAGGCTTATGGACTTTGCCACAGACCACCTTGCCTTCCCTTGTCACGGGGGGCACTAGGATTTCCTCGTCCTTGAACATATCCAAGAGTTTGGTATGATTTCGGATGGCAGACCGCAACTGCAAGGCGACCCAATGGAACGAATCGGCTATGTTCTCCTGCTCGGCAATCTTCTCGGCATTAGTCACAAATTCTTCCAACTTGACTATGAGTGCCGAAGTATATGCCCAAATAGCCCGCTTCAAATCCTTGTCAAGACCCTGTTGCTTACAAGCATACAGAAAAAGAGCGGACTGCACCCATTCCATTGAACAGGGTCCATTCTTCTCTCGGATTTGCCTAGCCCGCTCACGGGCTTCCCTGCGAGCCTTTATGTATTGAGAAGTTCCCTTATTAAAGGCGAAAGCCTCTGCAAACTTTTTAGCGTGCATCGGCTTCCCGTGAATATATATGTAATCTTTCTTGGGCATTACTAATCTGTCTGCTTTGACTGTTTAAGCGGGGCGTCCCTACCGCTCATAGATTTTGCATCGGCGTTGTTCACATCCACATTGATAATCTGCGAAGCACCCGCAAGACCATCAAGTAGTGATTCAATGTAAGCAATGTAAGCCTTGATATTGACATACGGAGCAATCGTTTCGTTCTTGACAATGGCATCAAGCATATTAAAGACATTGCCTATCACAGTTGCCGAGGCATCCGCATATTCCAAGCGGTCAAGTTCAGAGGTATTAATCGCACAATACTGATTGATGACCACATTGCCCGTTACATCATAACCATAAGAAGACAAGAGGTCGGTAATCATCTTCTCAAGGAATGACTGCAAAGCTGCCTGTCCCGCCTTGACCTTGCGGGCGTAACGAGCATACTTACGGAGGGCACCACCCACCTTGGTTTCGTCACGACCTGTAAAAACAAATTCAGCAGGAATGGACTTGATGTCAAGAATCAAGTTGCGCATATTGTTAATGCGGTCGGGCAGACCTTCCACACTAGCATTTTCAGTAGCCCCAAGCGATGCGGCAATAGCGCCTCTTTGGCTCTGCTGCGGAATGACACGCAGTTTAGTAGCCTCGGCAGCATACATTCGGATAGTATCAATGTTATAACCTGTAATGGTATCACCACCAGTGTTGTTGATTGCCTTTTCGTACCAAGCTGTAAATTCCTTCAGCTGCTCCAAGTCAAGGCCATCGGGAGCCGTCACAGACACAAGGGAATTGCGCTGTAGCGACGCGTTAATTGATGACAAGTCCAACTGCTCAAGCATTTCAAGGGCAGTCAATTTGTCATAGATTTCAAAGCAGAAGGGACGACCCAAACTACCATTCTGTGCAATGGTAGCATCCCTTGTCTGCAAGGACACATTCATCGCAGACAAGGAATAGCGGTAACGGTCGGACTGCATATCCAAACACAAAATTTCCTTGTTGTCTAACAGGTCAATCTTGTTTACCTGGTCAACCGACAACTTGTAATACAACGGTGTGGCGTTCAACCCCTCAAGAGCTATCGTAAAGACGGAACCCGGTTGGAAGGTGTCCTTCAAACCTACAATGTGCCCTTGCTTATCTCGGATATACTCAACAAAATACTGCCCATAAAAGATAGCATCAAACAAAATCTTGGAAATATACTTATCCAGCTGTGTGGACCTGCGGAAATCTCTCACCACCTTGTTCGCAGCATTGGACTTGTTATAGCGGTCGTCAATCGTGATGTCAAAAGTAAGATTCGTGCGGGGGTCAACGGCAAGTATGTCGTAGGACAAGGTTTCAATCATCGCCATCACAAGATAGTTGGACTTCAACGGCTCGTACTTGTTCACGTCCTCACGATAGCGGATGAACTGCTCGTAAAGCTGAGTGAGCAAGCTAATCTCCGTGGCACCATTCGCAGAAATCTTCCTAATTACCCGTTTATCGTGCTCATTGGATGCAATGAGTTCTTCCACGGAAGTCATGCGCCTACCGATGTCTCGGAAAGTCGTATAATCCGTGAATGTGCTTAAAAACCTCTGAGTAAACTGACCAAATATATTCACGAGACAACCTTAAAGTTCAATTAAAGTATAACCTAATTTAGCAATCTCTGTAGCTACATCTGTAATTTCCCAATGACTTGCATCCCATGCTTCGGGTACAACTATTGGAGTAGTGCTTATATATAGACTGTCACCTTGAATACACAGAGAGCCCACAGTAGGATAAGCTATATTGGGGTTATAGGGTTTAGCTATTACATCCAAAGATACACCAGACTCGCCCTGCGGTCCCTGTTCCCCCTGGGGACCCCGCTCACCTTTTGGGCCTTGCTCACCCGTATCACCCTTATCGCCCTGTGGACCCTGTACACCCTGTGGACCAGGAATACCTTGGGGGCCTTGTCCACCTGTATCGCCCTTTTCACCTTGTGGTCCTTGAACACCTTGGGGTCCCTGAACACCCGGAATACCCTGCTCACCTTGTGGGCCACGTTCACCTGTATCGCCCTTATCGCCCTTCTGACCTTTAAGCTGTAATAAAGGGAGCTTCTTTAGTTTATGGCCAGCAACACCGTCGTCAATAACAACGTACGTGTTATCTGCATACTCACCGGTTTCCAACAAATAAATACGTGTCACTACAATTTCTCGTTCAACAGCCATAATAACCTCAAAATCAGTTAATCCACAGTCACCATAGGGTCACAAACATTATGAGACACAGCGTTGGAACCCGTACCCAATAAAACGGTCAAACCCTCAGCATCAAAACCTATAACGTAATCAACATTTCCATCGGAATCCTTACCGCCTATAACGCTAGACAATACCTTAGACGCGGTCATTGCGTCAAACACTGCGTCACCGACAGCATCACCATTAACAGGCTCCACCATTTCCATAGCATCCTTGACATTACAGCCTATGGAAACTTCCTTAACATGCAACAAAAAGACTCTATCTCCCTTAACTAGACGGGAGCCGTCTATCGGGAGATACACCAAGCCTTTAACTCTGTTTACTCTGTCACGCTTCAATGCCATATTCTAAATATAAATAAATCCGTGCGATACATAATCCACGGATTCATCAAAAAGGGGTGGAACCGCTACCGGAGGTAGCCGTCCAACGGCTGCCATTGGCAAGTTCTACCGACGAAGCGAAGACACAAAGCTGCCAACCTTTAGGTTGGCGGTAGTTCACACCCCCGATGGTCCCTACTCCTATCATTATGAGGACAAGGATTGGGATTTGTTCAAGTGCCCCGAACTTGAGCGGGCGAAGCCCTTTGATGGTCACACCGACAAGGATGTTGGCAGGCTTCTGTCGCTTGCAGAATAAATTAGACCGTTGACTGAAATCTACTCAAACTTACTCACGGTAAGTCTTTCGTGATTTCCTATGGCCCGTTTGAACAGACCATCGCAACGGCATTTTTCTAGGCACTTCCTTACTTGCCACCTGAACAAGCTCTTTGGCTGAAAGTACCTATATCCGCTATCCCCTGCCCTTTCGAGCAGGTACCCTCTTAACACGGTCGAGGTAAGGCGGATTTTAATGTTCTTTGCACTGTGGATGTCGGCATTCTCGGAATGTCCGCATTCCACACAGCAAAATTCTTCTTGAGTCTGACGGTTGCGGTCGTCGATACAGCCGCACTCGCCACACATCTTTGAGGTATATTCGGGCTGAACAAGCGAAACGAGCAGCCCGTAATGAGGTGCAATATGGATGAACTCGTCCTTCAACGAGGATAGTCCAGTCCTTAGATGCAGCCTTCCCAGGTTAAATCCCTTAGCATCATCGGCATGGAGTCTACTTCCTTGGAAGCCGTCAAGGTTCTCCATTGCGATGTGCTTGATACCTTGGGCTGCAAAAGACTGACAAAGTGAAGCAATAGTCCGCTTGTTGGATTCATTCAGCTTCAAGGTAATAGCTTCTATCAGTTTCTTGTCCTTCGTGGAAATCTTGAACGCATCATGTTCTTCGTCCTTACCAAATCGGTCATTATAGTTCTTCTGCTTCTGGTCTATCTTGAGCAATTCGGTTTCGAGGTCAGCAATCAAGGCATCGTCATTCGGGATGAATTCTCCGGTACTCAATGCAAACATGTTATGCTTGGAATTTACATCAATTCCAATGGTATTTTCTTCGGCAATTTCATCAGTATTCTTATATCGGTATCCGTCCCTCGCAAGAACTACATGGATGTCATTGCCGTGGACTACCATCGTATATGATGTATCTGTTCCATTGCAGTAACGGTTCAGCGAGCGATGATATGCCTTGTTATACTTGAATGGCATGCATAGCGTGTTCTTGCTATCGCCACGATAACCTTGGTCGAACCAGTCCCAAGAAAGTTCGATGAAGTAGTCGAACTTACCATGCTCATTTCTTCTGGCATCCACGATAGGACGCTTGATTCGGCTGCGACCGCTGAATGTAAGTGATTCAAAGGTAATCTTTCCGCGCTTCTCGTATTCAGAGAATACGGTGGTTCTCCTAGATAGGGCTAACCTCATGAGACGGTCGACCCCGAACTTGCGAATCTTATCTAGTATCGCTCGATAGAACTTCTGCTTGGATTCTACAACGGTAGGGATGACGGATTCAAGCCAGTAAACAGTTTCATCCTTGCCGTATCGTGCAAGCCAAGTCAGTACCTTGGTAAGTTCTGTCTTCGTGGTATGAACTTCAATGGATTTAAGTTCACCTTTCTTGTGTCCCTTGACATTTATCTTGTAGAACGAGGGAACAAGTTCATCTACCTTGACAAACTCAATCTTCTTGCGTATCGCATCAAACCGTAGTTGGTATGCTTTCCATACATCCTCTATTGCCTTTTTCAAGTAGTGACTGGAAAGGCGCGTGTTAAATGTCGGGTTGAAGAAGTTGAACGCCTCGAACTTGGACATGTCCTGGAAGCCTAGCATATCCGAGAAGAACACTTCCGATATGTCGTTCCTTACGGCACGGATTTCCTCTGCACGGTGGATGATTTCGGCTCGCTTCGTGTCGGACAATAGGATAGGATAGAACGCAGCTGAGAACTGCGACTCGTACCTATCCTTCAATGTCCAACAGTGCTTGCTCATACAATACAGAAATGGCTCGTTCGGAATTTATTGTCGAGTTCAATCCCAAACGAGCCATCATAAATGGTCTCTTGCCGTACTACAACGAAGAACTCGACTAATTCGTTGTACCTTTATACATTAAGTTTATAACAATCTATAAATTTTTATAACGAATTTCAACATAAAATGCACAAAAATACATGTAGTTTTCGGTAGATTTAATTAAATTTGAGTAGATTTTAGGTTAGCTGTTGATAACCCATCCGAGAGTTCGCCCACATCCTGCACACCCGCCATTTCAGCAGCGGTCTGCATAATTTCCTTCATCTGCTCGTCCGAGACTCTAGCCATCTTACTTTTCTCCTACATTTCTATTACCTAAATATGCCCCGATTTCCACACTCAAATCCATACAGGGGATGTATTCCCATCCGTCACGCTTCAAGTGAACCAAGGCGAGTTCTTCAACCCGCAAGTTGGTCATACGCTCTATGAGCAACTTGTAGGTACTCAACTGTGCCGAGTAATGGATGTAGTTACAATCGGGCAAGCCCTCAAGGGGACCGATGCACTTTTGGAACGGATTCTCCCTGTCAATCTTCTTATTGGTCTTCCAGTCAAGGATGGCAATGCAATCCTCGCCCCTGTCCCAACAGAGATAGTCAATGGTTCCGCAGAGTGCCCATTCGGGCTTGTACACAATAAATTCGTTGCGGATAGGTACAAACCTACGACACAGGTGATTGTAGGCTTCCAACCCGCTTTTCCGCACAAGTTCATAGTCACCAACAGGTTCTACAGGTTGGTAGTGCTTTCGCTTCCACAAATTTTCCATATAACTATGAACTTGTGTGCCCATAGATGCTGCTTCATTTTTATTCTTGTCCCACATCGCCTGCACGTCTTCTACCTTCATATTGTGCTTGAAGGCATACCGCTCCGCAATTTCCTTCCACTTCAAGTCCTCGCAGAACTTGTACTTGTCACGGGATGCCAAAGCCTTTATCAAGTCCTTGGAAATTTTATCCTTGTTACAGGTAATCATATCACAAATTACCGAATAGGAAACTTCCTTCAAACTCCCATCAAAGATGGCGAACAATGTGTCCTTCGGAATCCCGCTCTGTGCCGAAAAACTACCGACATACTTTTCAAGTTCAATGTCTTCACCGCAATGCTTGACAAAGGTAGTAACGGAGGTGTACTTTGTTCCGAGGGAATCCGTATAGATGTGCGGTCCCTCGTCAAAGTAGATGTCTCGGAACTTCCACAGTTCTATGTCCAAATCACAAGTCATAAACTAATCCTTAAATAGTATATTCCACAAGTTCTCCATTTGAACTACCCACACGCTGAAGACGTGTGGGTTTCCACTACGCCTACGTGTATGGTTCCAATTAGAAATCATCGTGAACTACCCACCGCCTAAAGGCTGGGGGCTTCTTGTTTTCGCTTCAATGGGTTCGCTTGTGCATAATCCTTACAGATTAGCATAGGGGCGACTCCCTCTGCGGAGGCTTGTTCCAAGCACTCGGCTCTCTTTGACGAGCCAATCATCAAAACTACACGGGCAGAATGCGTGTCCCTGTCCATCGTATAGCCACAGGAGCACTTATATATCCTGTCAGCCAAAGTAGGATGGTTTATAGTTCCACACACGGGGCATAACTTGGTAGTCGGTTCCCACTTGGAAATCTTGAAACTGCGACCTCCCGCTTCAAGAGCCACAAGCCGTTGCTTCAATGCACCGAGGCAGGAGGACTGCACGGACTTGCCGAACAGCCCTTTTTGCCACCCCTTAATCTGCTCGTCTTGAAAGTATATAACATCATAGTCGGTCGTTAGTTTGTGGTATATCTTGTTGGCGATGTCCTTGCGTCTATTCGCCAATTTTTCATACTCACGCTTCAACTGACGCATACACCTGCAATACCGCCTTGACTTCTTCTCGTTCGTTTTCTTGCCCCGCTTGTTCAACTTGCGTGACAGGAATTTTAGATAGTCAGTTTCTCGCACATCGCACTTGTACTTGTCACCGTATGACGTTGTTATGGAATCCTTTATGCCGAAATCAAGACCGACGTTCTTGTTGGTAGGAATCCTTTTGGATTTCGGCAGCATAACGCAAACCTTTACGTAATAGCCACTAGCCTTACGAACAAGTTTAGCGTCTGCTATTTCAAACTTTTCAAACTGATGTAATTGGTTAAGCCCGTGGACACGTAGTCTACGGAATCCTGGAATCGTGATTCTACAACCATCAATTATTTTGGTATATCCTGTAATGATGGGCAGGCAATTTACCTCGGACTTGAACTTCAATGCCCCTACCTTGATACCCTTCTTCTTGGCTTTTGCAAGGTTCACGATGTCCGTCCTCTTTTGGGCGACTGTCGCCCTATGGAGTACGGACGGTAGCGAAACGATGTCCGTTATCGGGTTCTTATCCTTGTCATAGTGAACCACATTCTTATGTTCCGTGTACTTGTAATCAAACAGGGAAGCATCTTCGCTCTTGTTGGAGAGCGATAGCATATCGTTCACGACCCACTTGGCTTCCTTGAAGCATTGGGCTAGTTTAGTGAACACACCTTTTGGGTTATGCCTCACGGAAACCTTGAGTTCCAAGACACGGCAGACCTGTGTCTGCCGTCTAGCCCGTGTTTCGGACATAGATGCCCGAATCCGGGCTTTGGTGTCTTCGCTTCTCGTGAGTTCCATAGGTATTCTTGACTTAAATGTAGGCTTATCGGTGTATAACTCAAATATAGATTATTTTCCTAACAGGAGATAGTTATTTATTTCTTACATCCAACAGGTCTTACCCACGCCCTTTAGAATACGCATACAGAACTACCCCAGTTATCTCCGCATCTTGAGGAAGTTTTCCATCACATATTCCTGCCGTTGGTGCATCGTCATAGAAGTCGGCTTGGACTTCTGCAACTCAAGCAGGGAAGATGCCCCAAGGGTCATAGAAGCACCGATGGCTTCATAGGAACTAGATGCCACAGAGTCGGCAATATCCTTACCGCCCGCCTGCTGCTTGCCATCCACGACAATAACGGCAGGGTGGTCAATCTTCTTCGGGAGGTTCTGTAGGTTAATGAGTTCCGTCCTCAAAATCTGCGACTTCGGCATCTTTATCAAGCCGAGCAAGATATTGTTGCTCAACTTTAGGTATGGGTCCTTGGTTTTATCCACAGAGGCATATTTCACATTAAAGCCCATCTTGGCGAGCAACTGCATCATATCGGCACTTTGGTAGCCGTCACAGGTAATCTGTGCGATACTTATGCCTTGGCTCCTCAAGTAGTTCAAGAACACACGAACCTTCCAAAACGGGACTTCGCTTCCGGGCAGAGCCTTGATACCGAACACAAGCGGGGTCTCTACCGCAGGGCTAATCTTGCTCACAGGACTGCCATCTATCGCAGAGGTAGAATCCACCCTAATGTTCTCCGTCACCCTGCTCATTGCGAACCCGAATCGGTCACTACGCAAACCACCATCCAAGTGGACATAGTATTTGCCCTTCGGGAGATTACCCTTATAGAAATCGCTGATTTGGTCGTTTTCGTTCAAGGTCAAGTGCAACTCGTCTGTGGTCATACAGTTCTCAAGGCACATTGACCTGTCAAGGGCTTCCACATTGTAAATGAGGTTCACACCGTTTCGGGTCGCCACACCCGCCAAGTCCTGCAAGGCACCGGGCAGGTTGGTTTCAAATTCCGTCCTGTACTCCACAGGAACCTGTATCGTCCTGCCCATATAGTCATCCATTTCCTTCTCGGAGGTGATGACCTTCGGCTGCTCCACATCGGAGCCGATGAACACAGGGAATGTCTTACCGCTATAGATGCCCTTGTAGGATTGCACATCCCAAATGGCGGGTTCAAAGATAATCACGTGAGGGTCATTCCTCACCGCATCAATATGGCTTTCCAAGAATGACGAACTGTCATTTCGGGAGGAAATGAGCCATCTGCGACAGGGGAGGGTGCCACCCTTGAGCATAAAGCGGGACTTCATACGGCGGGTGATGGTGTCGTAGTTCTTCACCGCTTGGTCCGCAACTGCGTTTTGGAAGTTGGCTTCGTCTATGATAGCCCCGATAACTGCCTTACCCAAGTTGTGACCGCCACGAGAACCGTAGCCGATGCCGACGTGATGGGGGAACATATCCTCGTCAAGTCGCTCGCCCTTCTTCGGGTTGAACTTGGAACAGAAGTAAGGAGAAGCACCCATAGCATCTAGGAATTGGTTTGCCATAACAGCGGATGCCAAGTCCATAGTTGCGGTCACAAGCGAAAAGATGATGGAGGTAGTAGAGAGCAACTTGTACTTGCGATGCGGGTCTTTTAGAAGGGTTACGTGGTACAGGTCATACATCGCACCCATCAAGGCAAAACTCGTCTTTCCTGCTCCGATACAGCCAGTTACACAATTTGAGGAGATTATACCACAAGAAAGCGGGTAGTTGTGAAGGTTATCCACCGTGAAGTTAAACACCATTTCGGGAGGTAATTCCTCAATAGATACAATGCGGTGATTATAGTTCCGAGCCTGCTCAACAATAAATGGGTCTTTTAACCCCTCTTGCCACAAATCGTGATGTTTCTTCAAATGAACCCTGTTAGGCAGTGCTATCAAGTTGCAGGGTCTATCGTCAGCCTTTACTTGGTTCTTATGATGAACGTGCCACCCATCAGGTATGGGATTCTTAAAATCTTGGACTAGCCTGCGACGTTTAACCTTTTCCTGCAACCGATTATCCCACACGTAGGCGTAGCCCTTATCATCGTATGTCAAGTTGTAGGGCATAAGCGACTGACCCACTTTAAGGCTATCCACCCGGTACCAACGATTATCCTTGCCCAATACCTTATGATTGCCAGTAGCCTTGAAACTCTTACCGTTATCCAGGGTGACTCTGTAGACGGGTTTCACACCTGTAGGCTTCGGTGCCCCTGCCTTACAAGGTTCCCAAGACTTCGTATTGACGTTAAAAGCCAATACCCAAAAAGCCCTGCCTTGATATTCGGCACAGATTTGAGCCATCGTCCGGGTAGTACCGTCAAGCAGGTCCACCTCGGTATCTCCCGAAAGACATACTTCCTCGTAGGGCGAATAGAGCGGATTTGGGAATACCTTGTGCAGAGCATCCATCCAATAGGGATAGACCTGCCCATTGCCGTAAATCTGCCCAAGGTAGTAGGGGTCGTTCAAAAAGGTATCTATGTCCACAGGAACCGACTCATAGCCCTCTGCCATCGCAGCTGCCTTGTACAAGTCCGTTGTGCTTAATCCCGACAGTCCATTTTCAGCCATACATACTTTCCTTGCCATCCGAGTAGATGGGCAATCTGCGTGGCTGTCCTATAGATGGAAATATAACAAATAATCTGTTATATCGTAACAATTTAAATCTCAATCATTCTGTAGCCCTATACCGCTCCCGTACTATAACTCAAAAATACCCCTAATTTTTGCCCACCCGGTACGTGGTCCCTTTCAAAAGCATTCGCAGGCTTTGTTCGCTTCGCTCACAAACCTGTTCACGCTTTAGGAACCGAGGACTACACAACCCTAATAGCTCGTAAGATTATCCCTTCTTTTCAACCACACCCGATAGGGTGTGGTAGGCACACAGGGGGAGCGAAGCGACCCCTAGTGTGCCCAAAACGAGAGTACGAGAGTACGAATTATCTTATTTCTTCAGCGTGACATTTTTTTTCTCGGTATGGGAGCCTTATATCCTATACCGAGAAAAAAAATGTCACGATTTTACATACAAAGGAATCCCCGAAGTATTCGGGGATTCCAGCCTAAATTGTAAACAATTCTTTGTGTCTGTGGACATATTGTCTGTCCGAAGCGGTGAGAGGGATGTTACTTAATTGCTTCAATTTTATGTCGGACACCCTATCCTTAATTTTATCATAGTTGGGTTTAAGCAGGTGGTTCCTACGGAGTCTAAACAGGAGGGCACCCTTGATATTCTTGCTTAAATGCGAGAACTTGGGTAATAACAGGATTTTATCAATGAGGGCTTCTTGCTGCTTTCGTGTCCTTAAAGAGCCGATGCCGTGATTTTTAAGCATATTCCACAAGTCTTGTCGGCATTCGTAGTCCACGGCTCCCCTAGTAGTTGCATACCTGCTTTCTATGCCCGCCAACTCGCTTGCAGTGCATTCTGCGTGGGAATCTATGACAGTCATAGCCGTAAACCCGATGGCACTTGAAACCCTCTCAATGAGGCTTATAGGGCAGTCTGTGTAGTCCTTGAGGTAGTAGGCTATTGTGTCCTTGACCGCTTCAAGTCTTACCGATACGGAGGCGAGTAACTTGCACAGAAGGGTATTTCGCACCATACACCAAATGATTCGCCATTCGTAGCCCCTGTAATACTTGATGGGCATTACGTGGATTAACCTGTCTTTAGCCTTGTAGTGCTTCCCCGGCTTCAACCACACCATACCTGCATTCGGGGGAGTTTCCGTTCCTGTGTAATTCACCCATTGCTTATTGGTATAGGGGATTCGCTTGATTCCATCGGGTTTATATTCAAAGCGAGAGTGTGGTTCCGCTGCTTCTTCAAGAAAGATTTCTAGCGATTCGGCTACGGATAGCCATTCATCGGCAGGGTTGTAAACTTTTCTTAAAACAGGCTTTGTGGTTGTTGGTTCGGTCATTTGGGGCAGTCCTATAAAACTCAAGGTGCGGGTGTCTGCCACCCATTGCTAGGACTGATGCAATAGATGGCAGCACCCACGAATCACGCGTATGGGTAATATAGCAACTAGGCTCCATATTGGCTATTCGGCTACTTCCTCGTAGAGATACTTGAGGAACAGGGTGCCCTTGTGGTTTCCGAGGAGCAGGACACCTTCTTTGCCATCCCCGAAGTATTCGTGGTCCCCGACCATCCACATAAGGTGGTCGCATCGGATTCCGCATATTTCCTCGTCACAGAGGGTCAAGCACCCGCAACATCCGTTCGGGTGGAACCCCATATCTTCGGAATCAATTTCGGAGTCACCACAATATATTGTGTGGACTTTCACATCCGCAAGATTTGCGGGTTTCCAAGGACATCCGCTGTAGGCAAGTTTTGTGATACATTTTTCAAGATTTTCGGTCGCCATAGAATTTACCTTTTTATGTTGGATTGATTATGAAAAGCCTACGAGAGACCTCGTAGGCTCGTAAGTTTTTGAAGGCTCGTAATCGCTAGGCTGCGTCCACGTGGTCGCCTATGATTTGGCGGGGTTGTTCCTCGCCTGTGCAGCGGTTGTATTCCGCTTCGTAGATACAGGCATAGCATTGACCGAGAACGCTACCGCCACGGGTCTTTGCCCAAGCAGGTGCCACATAGTCCACTCTCTTGATGCCCTTCTTCAAGAGACCCTTGGTGGTCACGGCAGAAGTGAAGATGGTGGTGCCTGTCGCTTCGTTCTTGTAGCAGGTGGAGTAACCACCGAACTTGTTTTGGAAAGTGAAAGCCTTGAGCGGGTTGCCTTCCAAGTCGGTATAGCCCACGAACTGCCACACACCGCCATTGCGGAGGATTTCCAACTGCAAGTTGCAGACCTCTACTTGGGTTTTCTGCAAGGAATAACTCACGAAGCAGTCGTCCAAGTCATACTTGCACTCCATCATATTTTCGTCCATACGGGCGATGTCATTGCGGTAGTGTTCCAAGTCCTTCAAGACTTCTTCTTCGGCGACGATTCTGTGCTGTGCCATAGTGTACCTCGGTGATGGTGGTTGTTTCTCTTGTACACCCATAATATAACAAAATACCTATTGTATGTCAATAGGTATTATTAAAATAATTTCTTACAAAAATCTTATTTCACAATCTCGGCATCCTGCACTTCAACAGGGGCACCTCCGCTCCGGCTGAAAATCTCTGCCTTGATTCTTTCGGCATCGTCCTCGGAGAATACCGTAGTATCTACCTTTTCATCGGACTTGTCCACTTCCACATTGGAGGTGTCGGTAGCATAGCCGTTGACAGACCGCAGAATGTCCAAGCGGAGCCTTGTGGATTCGTTCACCTGTCGGGACATATCCATCAATTCTCGCAGGGAGGCATTATCCAAGTTGGTCTGGTTGGCGATTGCCTCGTCAATGCTGTCCATCCTGTGCAGAAGTTTTCCCATAGCCTCTATGGAGTGCTTGGAGATATTCAGCACTTGTAGGCTCATTGCTGCCTTGAGGTCTGCTAGTTCCTTCTTTGGAAGGGCTACCTGTGTATTTTCTTCGGACATTATATAATTACTTTATGTGTTAATGGTATTATTTATCAACATAGGTTCAAGTTTTTGAGCTATTTCCGAAACATCGTAATTATGCGTAGCCACGTCTAAAGTGATGTCGCATAGGTCTTCGGGGAGTATGGAATATCCATTCTGTTCTAGCCAAATAGTCAGTATTGCAGATGCAGTCCGTTTATTTCCATCCGAAAAAGCGTGATTTTTAACAAGACCCCTAAATATAGAGCAGACTTGTTCTATTTCGGAGTCATAGTAGTAATACGATGAAAACGCGGAATTTAACAGATTCCGATTTATCCAAGGTGCATCTGCATTGTTGAAAGAATTGTTTACTGTAATGACATCTTCGGGACTTATTTGAATCATTTGTCCTCCAAGTAGTCAAAAGCATCCTTATATTTTTTCTTAACAAGTTCAAAAGCGACATTAAAAGACATAAGTGGTTTATCTCTCGGAATAAACTTGGATATGGATTCGGACTTGTTATGGATTTTTATACTTAACGGCATAATTCTACCTCTTTATGAAATATAACAAAATATCTTATAAAAGTCAATAGCTCCACATAAAAAGCACCTCGTCCTTGCGGGCGAGGTGCTTACTATGCAAAGAAAGTGTTCTAGGATTCTTCGTAAACATCAATCTCGTAGCAGGGACCGCCATAGGAGTCAAAGTCATTCCTGCTATGGAAATCCGCTTCTGCATCCTTGTCGTCAAGGGTGTACTTCCTGCCATAGTCTTCTTCAAACTGGGCAAGGATTTCCTGTTCGTGTTCGTCAAGGTCTTCGCCATACTCATTGCCGAAAACGTGGGCTTCCCACAACCACTTCGGAACGATGATGGTCTCAACGAACTTCAAGTGGATTTCGGACTTCTTGGATTCTGTCTTCTTGCGGGATTCATCCAAGTGTTCCTGCCCTGCGATGAACTTTGCGGTTTCGGAGGCGAGCAAGTCCCCATCCACATAGTTCTGCTGAATTACATCGGCATACTTCTTGGCGATGCGGGTGGCACCGTCTTCACCGCAACCCCAAACTGTATCAAGTTCGGAAATCACATCGGAGGTGTAACCTTCCAAGTCGCTTGCTTCGGACTGCTTGGATTCATTAGGAGCATAGAGGGCTTTCAAGATGCGGGTGATTTCCTTGTCCAAGGCTGTCTTCGGGGTGTTATCTATATTCTCCATCCAATCCTTGTAAGGACGGTCATTTTCGCCTTCCCAATTCGGGTGGAACTCCATATAATAACCAACGATTTCGTCGGCTTCCTTTTGAGAGAAGGTAGTTGGGTCTTCGTCACCCGTAGCGAAATAGTTTGCCCAATTCTGCCCATCGCCTCCGTCATCAATATCAAGTTGGACGCATTCCTTGTATGCCTTGTCAAACATATCAAGGTAATACTGCTTGTCCTTGATTTCGGCTTCTTCGTTAGCCTTGCTTTCGGTCTTGCTATACTGTTTCATTCTCTGCATATGTTCCTCTGCATCCTTTTTCTTTGCGAACGAAGCAAGGATTCGGTTGTCCTTATGGGAGCGAATCACCCAAGGTGCATCCTCACCCCTGCTGTTCTTATGTCCTTTTTCATAGCCCAATTTTTCATCGGTGCTTTCACTCAAAGTCTCGCTGCTCTTGGCGACTTCCCTAGCCAACTCCATAGAGGATGCGGAAGGACCAACACCCATTCCCCATCCATTGTTGTTAGACCACTTTTGGAGTTCGCTGATGTCATCGCAGAAGATGTCAAATTCTTCGGACGGTTGGCGTTCAAGACCATACACAGGGTAATACCCGTGGATGGCATACTTGAGGTTCCCTGCATTCTTATGCAGGTCTTTGTCCACCTCACCGAAGCCCATCACTCGGAACACAAAAGCACACCTGCGGGGGCAGCGGATTGTTGGGTAAACATCCACGCAGACTCCGTTCGGGAGTTCCAAGATGTTGGCATAGCGGAGGCAGTCAAATTCCACTTCGGGATGGACTACCTGCAAGGATTCATCCCTGCCCGCATTTACCGCATTGAACCTTGACAACTTGCGGATGTGGCGTTTACCCGCAAAAGACTTAATCCATCCGTTGAGTTCCTTTGTTCGCTTTCTGCGGGTTAGCGGATTGTTCCAAGTGTGCTCCGCACGAGCGGACTGAATGTAGCCCGTGTGCGAAGAATAGTCGTCCTTGAACCTGTCAAGGAGCGACTTCTTATGGAGGAAATATCCGTTATTCGGCATAGACGCTAGACCCTTAATTACGGAGCGAGATAGGTGAGACCCGTACCCCTGTGTGTGCAGACATAGTATGTTCCGTCTTCATCTTCAAACACGCCACCCGAAGGACCATAGGTTCCTGTGGAAATACAGATAGTGTCAAGGGTGTGGTTGTTCTTTAATTCCTTGCACTGCGAGAAAGACCAATCGGAAATATCCACCGCCTTAATTTTAGGGTCACGCAGCCAAGCACGGATTTCTTTCAGCGGAACATAGCGAATGCCATTTTCGTTCTTCTTGGATTCATCCGCATCATTGTTTTCAATGGAAACAAGTTCCCCATCGTCATCCCATTCCAAACCGTCTGCTTCAAGAGCATCATCGGTCGGGATAAGTTCGTCCTGCTTCATCCACCCATAGGCTTTTTCAACCATATCTTCGGACAGACCCCTTGCGAGGTATTCACCGATGGTAGCCCAATCAAGGTAGCCCTGTTCAACGAGGCAATAGAGCCTGTTCGTATAGGGGCGAGCGGAGTCTTCGTTCTTCTTGAGCGATTCAATCTTCTTCTGCATAGAACACTTTTTCATCGGTTGTTCTCCTCTTAAATGTCGGTCATACCCTTCATAGCGGTCTTCAAGCCTGCGTTGTTGCCCGTGTCGGTTTGAGGCATCACACTTCTGCTCGGAGCATTCTTGATGGGCTTGTTAGATTTAAGCATAAGACCCGCATTGCTAATGAGGGCATTTTCAATGTCGCCCTTGTCAATTTCCGAGTTGTAGAAATCTTGATAGGCTCCCACCATACCGTCTTGGATGTTTTCATCCAAGTATTTGCGGAGTTTGTCGGAAGACCAATCAAAGATGTTCATACCGCCTTCAACCTTGCTAGAAGGCACTTCGCCATCGTTGGCGACCGCAATGGCACCTTGGAAGTCTCGGAGCATATCTGCGGGGTCCTGCGAGTGGTCGCCCGCAGAGTTCTTGAACACGATGCTATTGATTTGGCAGTTCGGGTTCAACAGGAACACCTGCGACCAACGGTGGTGTCCATCCACGATGTAGTAGGTGCCGTTGTAGTCATAGACCACAAGCGGGAGATTGATGGTGACGGGACCGCCATCAAGAATCTGCTTCACCTGTTCGGGGTTCTTACCGCTGATTTGGTAGGAGAGCGACTTGCCCACATCAATTTCGTTTTGGGTCGGGTGCAAGTCCTTCGCCTTGATTTGCTTTTCTTCGGTTTCCATTTCTTGAGCATACTTGCCATCACCGAAGCCCATTTTAAGAAGGTTCTGCTGTTCATCGGTGAGGTCATTCAATGCGGTCACAAGAGCGGGCATATCGCTCTTGGCTTTGAGGTTATTGATTTCTGCGTCAAACTGCGGATTGCCAGTCTCATAGATGCCATCAAGGGCTTCATTGTAACCTGTCTTGTAAGAGAGGAACGCTGCACGGGAGGGGAAGGACTCCTGTGTTTTCATCGGGGCATACTTGCGACCGTCACGGTTGCCCTGGGAGTAATAGGCTTCGCCTTTTGTTTCACTAGACTTCTTAACCATTCTTCTTATTTCCGCAGTAGAAAGCCAATCCATTTGTTCCGCAGCCTGTGTAACAACGTCTTTTATGGTGTCGCCTGTCACTCTACCCATAGAATAGCCACTACTAGAATACATATCTATGTAATAGGATTCGCTTTGTTTGGATTCGTGCCAACCCTTACCGCTTGCTAAATCTTTAATGAGGTCAATAAGGTTCTGCGGGTCTTCGTCGGGATAGAAGTTGTATGGTTTACTTGCATTGGCTTGTTTTACAGTAATCAAGCCCATATCCTTGTCATACCAAACAGTTGCGAGCGGTTTTCCGTTTTTGTCAACTTGAATATCGCCCGATGGTCCGTTCCAATAAACTTTCAAGCCGTATTTTTCTAGTTCGGACGGGTTCGTGTCAAAGTAATCCCAAAGCGGACGAATCACAGCGGTTGCATACTGCGGGTCCCTAGACCACATTTCACGACCGTCACGGGTTTTAACACGCTTGCCAAGCCACGGCTTGTCAGCAGTGGAAACGGCTTCACGTTTCTTGTTATGAAGATTGATTTTCAAACTCATACTTGAATCCTTGCTTATTAGTAAACGCTCTTAATGTTTTCAAGGGCTGCTTCCACGTCGTTAGCCATAGCAGCCGACGCACCTGCGGGGAGTGCAGCCATAACAACGTCTTTCCAGGTGTCAACGCTGTTACTGTCCCAACTGACTTCTTCAGCGATAGCAGACAGGTCTTCGTCGGCTTCTTTAAGTTCGCCATTGACTAGCTTGTAAAGGCGACCGACCTGTTCTTCAAGTTCCTTCTTTACAGGACCGTTGGGCAACTTGTCAAGCGTAGCCCACACGCTGTCACTAGCGTCTTCGTCAAGCAGGTCTTCCAAACCGCTGAAAGCGTCATACAACTTTTCCGAAGCACTACAGATAATGTCTTCCAAAAGAGTAGTGTTCTGTTTGCTTTTTGCTCTGTTAGCTATATCCTGTAAAGACATACTCAACCTCTGCTTATGGTTATACAAAACCTAAAATAACAGTTTGACGTTAGACGTGCAACACAAGGTCCAGGTAAATGAGCGATTCTTCGCTCTCTTTTTTGGCGTTCGGGTTGCGGAGCGTCCTAATGTTCTTGACAAAATACGACAAGTCCTCGTCACCGTAATGCACAAGTAGTTTGGAATGCAACACAATATCGCCTGGGCAATAGTTTCTGTGACCGCTAGTGTTTTTGAGCGTGTATGCCGTGTTTTCTTCGTCCAGGAACATTTCGGTTCCTCGGATGACAGGCTGTTCCTGCGGGTCAAGGAAGGCAATGCGGGCGATGAAGTCGGGTTCCTGGTTATACCTGTATTCGTGGTCCTTGTCATTGTAAACGGAGCCTGTGCGGTCTTCCTCGTTGTAGTCACCTTCAAAGGGCATCCCGCTATAGATGGAGCGGTCGCCCCTGTCCTCAATCGGGTAGTCGGGAGTTCCATTGGAATCCACAGGCAGATAGACTTCTGCATTGAGACCGATGATGGATATAGAATGCTTCAAGGCGACATACGTGTGTAAGTCGGCTATATTGGTAATCACGAACAGCGAGTGGCGGTTTTTAAGAAAATCTATGTCATCTAGGTTTTGTGGCATAGTTAAAATATACATTTTAATGATTGCTTTATTACTAATAATAATGTATATTATAGATAATAGTCCCTGTTTTTAAGTTCTTGGCGGTCCTTAAATGCGGGCGTGAGTAGTTTAATAAATGTCCGATGGGTGCTGACCGCCAAAATAAGCATCTATCGGGCATTTTGCTTATATATGCTTGAATTAAAAACCTACAAGTATAAGTTATATAATCGGGATGCTTTGAAGTATCTTGATAGTATTCTTGTAATTGCAGGTCATATCTATAATCACTGTATAGCCCTCCATAGAAAGTATTATACTTTGTATCACAAGTCTTTGAACAAGTATGTATTATCCAAGCATTTAACAAAACTAAAGAAACATTATAAAGAGTGGAATGTTGTTCCTTCGCAGGCTATCCAGGACATAACGGATAGAATAGACAGGTCTTACAGATTATTCTATTCCAACTTAAAGAAGGGCGTAAAAACCAATCCACCACATTTTCAAAAGTCTGCAAAATATAAGTCATTTACTACGCATCAATGGGGGTATAAGTTTCACGACGGTAACAAAGTCCGCATAGGCATAAAAGAGTTCGCCTATTGGAACAGCCGTCCGTTTGACGGCAAAGTGAAGACTCTAACAGTAAAGCGTAAGAGCAACGGCTACTACATATATGTCGTAGTTGAACAGGAAAGCAAGACCGAAAATTTGGCAAAATCGGGTAAAATCGTTGGCTTTGATTTCAGTCTAAAGAACTTCCTTGTTTCTTCCGATAATAGCGATTGCAGTATGCCGAAACTCTTGCAGAAAAACCTAAATTCCCTGCGGAACTTGAGCCGTAAATACTCAAAGTCCAAAGGGAAACGAGGTTCACTGCGGATGCTACAAAAACTGCACGAAAAGGTGGCAAACCAAAGGACTGACCTACATTGGAAACTTGCTAGGAAACTATGCAAGGATTACGATGTTATGGTTTTTGAAACACTTGATTTGGCTAGTATGGACAGGCGGTTCAAGAAATCCATAAACGATTTCGGGCTGAATGTTTTTCTGTCCATTTTGGAATACGTGGCACACAGGACGGGAAAGACCGTTATGTATGCCGACAAGTATTTTGCATCCTCGCAGTTGTGTAGCGTCTGTGGCTTCAAGAATACATCATTGAAAGACATAACAATTCGTGAGTGGGTCTGCCCTAGTTGTGGAAGCAGACATAACAGGGATTTCAACGCTGCACTGAATCTACAAAAGGTAGGGGCATCTGCCTTTAGCAAACAGCACCCGATTTCGGGTGCTTGCTAGAATCCCACAGAAATGTGGGAGTATGCCAACCTTGAGATATTCCATATCGTCTAAAGATTGTGGCATCGGTCTGTCCTTGATTAAATGGCTAGTGCGTTAAAGATTCTCGTTAATCTGCACACGTAGGCTTTCCAAAAAGTCTAGCTGTGCCCGAACAGAAATTTGGACTTCTCGTGAAAAATCGGGCATAAAGTGATTAAGTTGCCTAATTCGTTCGTCAATACGAACTATAACTTGTTTTTTGCGGTCATTGTGACTTAATTCTTCGTGAACTCTAATTGTGAGAGGCATAGTCTTGTTCCTCCTTGCGGATAATTCTACTGCTCCAATTATGACCCAATTTCTGTGCCTGCTCGGTTCCCGAACAATAGCTACACACAGGTTTTCCACCGATGTAGCGGTAGGTCTTGCGACCGCACACAACGCACTTTTCCTTCGTCCCTGCCGTATGTCTCTTGCGGTGTAGCGGGGCTAGTCCGTCAATGATTAGGGGTTTCGGGTATTCGTCTATATTCAAGGTTTTGGCTCATTTGGGTTAAGGGTTCTTTTTTATACTTGGGCTTCTGTCGCAGCCTTGTCAACGGCTGCATAGAAACTATCGTAATCCGTTCCGAAAATGTCAAGTTTTTCCATAACATCTTCGGCAATGTTAAGAGCGATATTCGGAATCCAAGACTTGATGGCACCGCCTACCTCAATACCTATATCGTAGGCAGTCGTATCTGTTTCGCCATCATCAATTTTCTTCTTGACTTCCTTGACGATTTCGTCCACGATGTCTTCCATAGAGTAGTCGGACAAGCGTTCGGACTGCTTGGATTCTTGACAGAGGGAAATCCACTTCTTTGCTTCTTCATTTCCCTTGTCTGTAAGGTTCATAGAGTTCGGTTCAAGCCATCCACGCTTTTCCATTTCTGCAAAGATTTCTCCCCTGCGTTTGACAGGGTAGTTTTGCATAGCCTTGCCAGGCTTGCCGAGACATTTGAGGTTCGCCAAGACGGTATGCAAGGTCTTGTCGGGGATTGCGTTGGCTTCACGCACTTTAATACTCATTTTAGACATAGGGTCACTCCTAGTAAATTTCCACCGTCATATCATAGCGGTCAAAGGGTGCATCGGTCGTACCCGCAGCGAAACACTTGATTCTGCCATTGAGTTCAAAACCTTCGGGAGTAGTGGCAACCAAGTTGTAAACCTTGGTATTGCCATTGTACCCACCATCATTGGCACCGAGTTCAAACTTGACCTGCGGGAAAGCATCCTTGAGAGCATCACGGATTTTCCAAACGGCACTCCAATCGGTATCGTGGAAGAATCCCCTGGAAAGCGGGTTCACGATGAGTTGCATTTCGGTGCGATACTCATTGCGGGTGTGCTTGTCTGCATTAGCATCCCACTTTTCGTGAACCTTGATTCTTAACTTGTTTGTCATCTTACTTTCTCCGATGGAGTAGAGACTATAGATGCGGGAACCCGCAGTGTAGAATTTCTTTCCCCACACTCGTACTCCCGAACCTACATAGGTTGTGCTGTCATTCAAGACCACCACGCCCTGCCCCGTCTTGTCATCCGTGTCCAATGCACGGATGGGCTTACTGAAAGTATAAGCGTGTTGCCAAGCGGTCATAGGACCGAACGGCTTTTTAGACCACTGCAATTCGCAGGGGTTCTGCGGGTTTACCCTGTAGGTGAGTTTGTATTTGGGGACGTAGAGGGTCTGCATAATTTAATGGTTGTCCATCCACTTGCGGAGTTCATCAAGAGTGCGGAAATCTACAGAAGCGACACCGTTGTATGGGTCATACCCCTTCGGTTCACCGAACAGACGATTGGTGGTTTCCCATTCTTCCTTGGTCGGCATATCTTCGCCTGCCACATAGTCCTTGGTTTCGCCATCATAGGGGATGCCGAGCAAGATGCTAGTGTCAATGCCATCTTCTGTCAAGTCGCCACTGTCAATGTCGGACTGAATGTCTTTAACCCATTGGTCAATCTGCGAGTCCACAGAGTCATCGCTGTCCTTGCCACCGATGAAGATGTCACGACCGCCCACATTGAGTTCGGGCGGGGTTTTACCGCCATCATAGTAGCAGGCATAATCGGGGTTGTTATCCACGATGCTTTCAACTTTGTAGGCAAGTTCCTTCAAGGAATCAATGATTCCGCTGTCGCCTGCGGATTCGTGAAGTCTTATTGTAAGAGCCATTTTCTGTTCCCCTTAAATTAGAAGGTAAAACCTGTATATACTTCTTTATCGCCTTTGAAGCAACGGCTGTCGCTAATGTCGCTGAATTTAATGGCACAATATGTCCTGTCGGACCTGTCGTAGCCATCAAAGACCCACACCTGCGATTCTTTCGGTTCCTCAATCGGTTTAAGAGTGAAGAACTCGTCCTTCTTCAAGTCCTTAATCTTCTTGACGGTCGGTTGCCAATCCGAGGAAGGCGGGAGTTCGTTGGCTTCGCTAGTGCCACCTATGCCCGGAAAGCTATCTGCAAGTTCTTGAAGGTGGGCTTTGATGTGGTTCATAGAACCGACACAACCCCACGCGTCTTTGGTCGTAGCCTTGTAGTTCTTAATGAAGGAAAGCACTTTTTGACAGAGTTCGGTAGCTTCGGCTTTGGACTTGTCAAAAGCCTGCTGCCAATCTTGGGCTTCGTGAACTTTGATTGCCATTTTAGACATAAGATTCCTCTTTGGTTATACATTGACTAATATAACTAATTTTCCCGCCTATTGGAAAATCCATTCCTCAAATCGGGCGTTGCTTTCATCTTCTAGCGATTGCAGGATTTCAAGGTCGCTCACCCTCAACTCTCCGCATCGGGCTTCAACGGCTGTCCTCGCCACGGCATACAGGGTGTTCACATAGAGTTTCTGCTTGTCTTCGGGAAGCATCGCAAGCATCCCCGAAATATCTGTTAATGGCGGTTGTATGTTTGTCATATGCAGAATATAACAGATTACCTACATATTGTCAATACTATTTATTAAAATTTTTAAGTAAATCAAAGTTTACACAGAAATCTATTGACGAGGGACTAAGTATTTTGTTATATTACAGGCAGATTCAACCACTTTTAACCGAGGAGTACCCATATGGAACGCGTCGTCTGCCCCTTTTTGGGCTTTTATCCCGACTTCAAGCATCCGTTCTCTGTGGCGAACAGCCACAATACCGCCCTTGAATACCTTATGAGCGACCGCAGGGAAAAGGGAATCATCGTGAAGGGCTTGCCCGAATGCTATGGGTTTGTCATTAAGTCCGATGATGGCTCTATCCGCTATGCCGACCGCAAGGAGGCATTCCAAGTCGCTTTGGCAGCCGGACAACTCAAGGAGTCCTACCCGAACACTACCCGCCTTGAGTCCTATATGATTGACAAGTACGACGGCACCGAAATGTCATCGCTTTGGAAGTTGGCAGAGAAGGTGAGCGATGCTTTCAAGGGTCTCTCTGTGGATGCCGATGTTAAAATTGATGCTACCCCCTGCTATATGAAATAAGTTTTGTGGTAAATTATGGTGTTTTGTAGATAAATAACATATATTTAGCATAGCGAGTCGTTAGATTTGAATATGGTCGGGATATGAGCAACGGAAGCAAACAACCCTGCTGATAAGTATTCAAGGATAACGATTTGCCATAAGAACAACCCGTGATTCAAATAACGGATTTTCTTGCATAGGAATATGTTCTTTTGTAGGCAAGTCCATGTAGGTGTCTATACTTCTATATAGATTTGATATTTGGTCCGAGCCACGCATAATGCCTACACCTACTATCGCAATAACACTTTCAAGTGGATGGCGATTACAGGCTTCATTGGCGGTATTTGTGGAGGTGTCCTGTTCAATCTTATAACCGAGGTGATGTTTAATGGGTAAGGCTGCTCTTATTCGCAGGAAACCGAAGAAGGCTCCGCAGGAAAAAGCCCCGAAGAAGGTATCTGCGGAACAGATGCTCTCCGATGAAGTACCGAAAATCCTGTCCAAGTACAAGGGCAAGAGTTACAACCTGTCTTCTGTAAATCGTATGGTCAAGGACTTGCAGCAGGTGATTGTCCGAGCCTGTTGTGTGGAGCCGTCTTGGCAGAAACAGGTCGCCTCCATCCACTATGCGATTATGGGCAAGACCCTGTTTGTTCCCTCCGCTAATGGCGAGCGAAACGATGGTGTGTTTTTCGTGTCCGCTGTAGGAATTTTTAATAATGATAAGCACGACACCTTGTCTATTGATGGACTTTTTGCTAAATTTGCAGATGACGGAACGGTTTTGTTTGTTCGTCCTACAACTTGGCATTATCCGCTTCGCTCCACTTGTGTGCGGGATGGCAAGTTGAGAGTGTTCTTTGAGCGTGACAACTACTACGCAGTGCATCCGATTCTCAATGAGGCAGATAGCAAGGCAGTGAAGCGGTTATCAAAGATGGCTATTGTCAAGATAGACAAACGCTTGGACGAATTTTAATGAATTTCTACCCCGCCTCCTTTTTTCGCCTGCTATCCTTGGTCGTGGTTGTCTGTGAACAGTAGGCTTGGAGGCGGGGTTTCTTTTTTATAAACCGAGAACCCCCCTATGAGACTTTACCTAGTCAAATTAACCGATGTAGATTATGACACCTATGATGCAGCCATCATTGGTTGCGAGTCCAAGCAGAAGTTGGAAGAACTGCTACTTACCGACAAGGTGTTTGACAAGGAAGATTCCCAAGGTATCTATAAAGGCAGAAGCCCCCGTGTGGAATATCCCTATGACTTTGACATCGGCAGATGGCAGAAAGTGGATTCCATTGAGGCTGTCGGCTTTAGTGACTACGAGACGGATAAAGAAGCCGTAGTGTTCCTCGCAAGTTTTAACGCAGGATAAATTATGAAAACCGAATATAAAGTATTTATCAATCAAAGACCGACTTCTAGCCCCTTCGGTGAGAAGTCGTGGTATTTCACGGATGAAGAACTTGCCATTAAGTTCCTGGGCTTGAAGAAGAAGGAACTTGGCATCTCCGATAGTACCCCCGTTAGGCGTGGTTCGTGTGGCATCGTTTCTATCGAAGTGATGGAATCCGAAAAGGACTTTTACAAGAAGGAGTTAAGATGATACAGACTATTGAAAATATGTTTATGAATGGGTATTCTTATATTGGCGGGGAAGCCTTATGGATTTCTCCGTTTGTTGCCTGGTATATTGGACTTATAGTGAATTATTTGGTAACTCTTATATTGAATAATCCTGAAACATATACCTCTAAAGTAATATGGATGGTTATATCTGTTTTAGGTTGTCTAGGTATTGGTATTGTCTATGATGACATAATGTTGGGCATAGCATTATGTGTTGCTATTGGAATTTTTAGTGGTCTGATTGTGCAGATGATTCTATGGGGGATTGACAAACCAAAACTGTGTGCTAATTGGACAATGCATAACTTTGTAAAATGGGTTTCTATTAAGATATATTCGGGCAGTTTATTGCCCCACAAATGTAAAGTTGATGTTATTTTAAATAAGTTCTATAAGCATTGACAATACATTGTTGATTTTGTATATTTTTGAATGAAAAGAGCATAGCAGATTACGGACATTCTCTGTTGTGCATAAGGTTAAACCTTTGATGGCTCGTAGGGAAATGAATGTCCGTTTAGTTCTCTATGAGCCGTCTTCTTTTTATGATTTATTTAGAACAAGTCCATAGATATTGTAGGGAAGACCCTACTCTTATAGAAAACTACGATTTAGCGGTTTCTTCAAAAGAACGATGGCATTGCCACCATAGATTAGAATTAACATTAAATGGTGACGAGGCTTTAACTATAAGAGATTTGAAACGGTTCGGTATGTATTACCATCGACCTGCATTTGAGCTAATTTTTTTGAGAATAGACGTACATACCAAATTACATCATAGTGCTAGGGGGTCTGTATGGTTCGGTAGGTCGGTAAATAAGCATACTATGGAAACTCGTGAAAAGATTGGAAATGCTCATAGGAATAAAGTCTTAACTGCTGAAACGAGGTCAAAGATTTCTAAATCCCGTATAGGTAAGAAGCCACCCCCGATTACAGATGAAACTAGACGTAAACGGGCAGAATCAGTTAAAGCGTGGTGGGATGCACACCCCGAAGCGAAAAAAGAACGTGGTGCGATTATTAGTCAAAATTTTAAGAACAATACTGAAACTGTTTTGCGTATGAAGCAAAATATGAAAAAAGCGTGGATTAAACGAAAGGAAAAGCAAAATGGCAAAGATTCTTCTAACGGCTGATTGGCATTTACGGGGGGATGCACCTGCTTGTAGAGTTGAACCTGATAATTGGTTAAATGACCAAAGACAATCTGTTGAACAACTATACGACGTTGTTAAGGATAACTATTGTGATGAAGTATGGGTTATGGGGGACTTGTTCCACAGGTCTGCTACTTCTACGGAAGCGACTAATCAAGCCCTTGTATTGTTAAGTGGTTTTAGTGTTCCTGTAAAAGTTCTTGAGGGCAACCACGATTTGAGACATCACGCAATAAGTAATCGTAATAAATCTACGATAGGTGCTGTATTCTCGTTGGACAATGTATCGGAACTCCGAACACGGTCTTGGGTAGATACTACTGCTGAAGGTAACGTTGAAACCCGACTTGAAGCATATCCGTTTGGAACCGTTCCCGACAAGATACCCGATTGCGACATATGGTGCGTTCACGAACTTGTATTCCCCGACAAGGAATCGTTACCCTGTGACAAGCAGGGCAACCCCATCACAAATATCGGAACCACCGCAGAAGAACTTACCAAGCGTTCCAATGCGTCTTTATGTATCACAGGCGACTACCATCACGGCTATGTAAAGCATTTCAAGGATGCTACGGTTGTGACCTGTGGATGCTTGAACATACAGGCATCCGATATGGACGACTATAAGCCCCGATGCTACATCCTTGACACTACGGATTTCTCCATCAAGGAAGTCCCGCTCAAGACCTTCGGTAAGGTTCACCCCGACCCGAAGCGTGAATCCCGACAGGAGATTGAAACCTACCTTGAAGGGTTGCAGGATTTTGAAGTTCCGCATTTGGACTTTATCGCAAATGTGCAGGCTGCTATGGCAGAAGAAAAGGACAAGGCTGTTCGTGATGCGACACAGGAAGTCCTTGATTCCTATGTCCCCGATGTCAAGGGTGAGTAGCTTGCTATATAACCATTAGAAACACAAATCAAAAAGGAAACCACCAATTATGGCAACTGTAGATATTGACAGCATCAAGGCTCGCATTGATGACCTCAAGCAGAAGAAAGCACAGGCAGAAGGTCAAAAGAAGGCGATTGAAGATACTTGGAAGCGTGACTACGATGTGTCCACCCTTGAAGAAGCCGAAGCCTTGCAGGAAAAGATTGAAAAGGAACTTGAAGAAAGTCGTGTGGCACAGGAAGAATACCTCACCGCTGCCGACAAACTGCTTACCGAAGCAGGTGTGTAATGCTCGCACTTGAAGACTTACAGAAAAAGGTTGTGTCGGGTCGTGCCCGCCTTGACCTTGCCGAAAAGTCGCTTGAAAAAAAGCAAGTGGAACTTGAAGTCTTGCAGAAGGATTGCGAGAGCCAAAAGAAGGCTCTTGCTCTCTTGCAGGATGTTGCCTCCAAGACCCAAGACCAGCTCAAGGATGCCATCCAACAGACTGTGCAGGGATGCGTGGATTTGTTGTTCCCCGGCTACGAGTTCAAGGTGAACTTTGTCCCCAAGAGAGGCAAGGTGGACGCCGAGTTCCGCATCTGCAAGGACAAGGCAGAATTGGACCCGTTTGATTCTTCGGGTGGCGGTCTTGTGGACTCCGTTAGTTTCGCCCTGCGTGTAGGGTGTATGCGACTTGCGGGCAAGCGACCGCTCCTGCTCCTTGACGAACCCTTCGGACATCTGCGTGATGGCGAAGAAGACAAGCCCCGCAAGGAATTGGGGCGAGTTGTCGCTACCCTCGTAGAAAAGTTGGGTGTGCAGGTGATTATGGTTGGCGACGTGGCGGGAACCGACATTGATGCCGACAAGGAATACAGTTTCTAGTGGAAGACGGACTCAAGACAACTAGGAATCTTACGGATGAAGAATTTGAAGAACTTGTCCGTAGGGGGCTTTACCTCTCCGAGAGGGATGGTAAGCCCTGTTATATAGTTCCTGTTCGTGGTGACACTTTGGAAGACTACTACAGGCAGCAGGAACTTGAAAACTACTTGAACACACATTGCCTGTTGGAGTTGCAGAGAAAATAATTTTTACTACCTTGCAGAGTAGCCCATATCGGGCTTGGTTCTAAACAAACTTAACAAGGATAGAAAAATGGAAAACATCGTTAATGAATACAATGTAACTTGGTATGACCGTGAATCCCACGAAAACTTTACCGCCACTTTCGGGGATTTTAAGGGTGCCCGTGAACACGCAAACTTTGTCAAGAGCAATAACCTTGGGGACGATGTGTTCATTACCGAAGTAAAGAAACACCTGCGGGTGATGCCCGAATCGGAATGGCTTGATGCTTGACAAGATTAAGGACATTCTGCTTTACGGCACAGCATTTATTCTAGGGGCAACAGGAATGTTGCTCCTGTGCATATTAGACAAAGGAGTTTAAATGAACTACCACGGATTACCTGTCAAGGAATGTACAGGTGCAAAGGTCATCTACTACGACAAGCCCTGCTCTATGCTCTGCTGGAATGACACCCCCGATGGAACTCTGCCCAAGTTGGTAGAGGAACAGAATAGTGTCATCCTGTTTAACCCTACGGCTACGGCTAACAATGTCGTGACCATTGATGGCAAGACTTACACCCACTGTGCCGAAATCCCGAAGGAAGACGATGGCTCCCGCTTTGCTACCTGCGGGGAATTGAAGGCTTGGCTTGCCCTCCATCCTACCACTTATGTTATCGGCAAGGCTTTTAAGGACGGCTTCAGCGAACCTCGCAGTGCCCTAGCGACAGATTACAACCCGCCTGTGGAAGTGCTTAACAAGCCCTGCAATGACAATGGCATCTTCAATGTGTCGGGTGTCCTGTTTGTCTCTAACTTGACGATGCCGATGGAACCGACTACAAGCAATTTGATTTACGGTATGGAAGGTCTGTATGAGCCTTCTGCCGAACAAATTCAGCGAAACGAAAATGCCTTCACTAGCCATTATTCCATAATTGTAGTGGAACATCTTGCAGTAAAGGGTGTGAACCGCTATGCCCTCGGCAAGTTCACTAGCAAGGAAATGGCGGTGCGTGTCGCTAATGGCATCATTGAATATCTTGGGGGCAATATCTCCGAAGGCTCCAAGGATGTGTATGTGATTCCGTCCGCTAGTGTTATCGGGATGGTTCGCTACGGTTTCGGGGACAACTCCGAAGATGGCGTAATCCCCGCCTACATCAAGAGTGCTTATGTGCAGGCTGAATCCGTTGCTGCGGATGGCAAGGAGATTACCCCTATGCAGAAGGCTGCGATGGTGAACCGCTTGCGTGGCGAAACAGGTTGGGGCTTGATGCCCTGCAAGCGGGCACTTGAGGGATGCGATTGGGACTACGAAAAAGCCCGACAGGAAGTACGCAACCTTCCTCCTGTGAGGGCTTCTGCCGAAGACCAAGCAGCCGAGGATGTCGCCCGTGAGGACAGTGCCAAGGATGCGAACATCCGACAGGCTACCGATGTCCGCTTGACAAAAGAGCGGTCGCAAGCCCGCGCCCTTTAGGGCGTGGGTAAGACCCGCTAAAAAATCTGATTATGGGTATTGCATTTTTATCGGGTAATTAGTTATATTACGTACGCTGGATACATCACAGCATTCTCGATAACTTTGGGTGTCCCAACTGA